CACGGACTTGATCTTGTTAAGGGTTGTTAATGGAATAATAACCTAAAAAAGCTGAAATAGGCTATAAAGAGGGGGTATAAGATAAAAAAACTGTTATTTTCGGTGTATGACAGCTACAAAACAGCAAGAAATAAGTTTAAGGTATGCCCAAGGGGAAGTGTTTAATAGTGATAAGAGGTTTAGGGTATTAGTTGCTGGTAGAAGATTTGGAAAAAGTTATTTAAGTTGTATTGAATTGCTTAGAGGAGCTATTAGTCGACCTGGGGAAGTGTATTTTTATTGTGCTCCTACTTACAGGATGGCAAAGGATATTGCATGGAAGGAATTGAAAAGGTTGACTCCGAAAATATGGATTAAAAGCAAGAATGAGACAGATTTAAGGTTGGAATTAATAAATGGATCAACTATTGAGTTGAAGGGTACTGAAAATGCGATGGCATTGAGAGGTAGGAGTCTTGCTGGTGTTGTTTTAGATGAAGCTGCGTTTATGGATCGAGATGTATGGGCTGAAGTTATAAGACCTGCATTGGCTGATAAACAGGGTTGGGCATTGTTTATTTCAACACCTGATGGTACTGCCAGTTGGTTTTATGATATGTGGTGTTTTTGTGGCGAACAGGAATGGGATGATTGGGCCAGATGGAGTTTTACAACGATTGAAGGGGGTAATGTTAAGGAAGAGGAGGTAGAAGCAGCTAGAAGTCAGTTAGATGGGAGGACATTTAGACAGGAATTTGAAGCAAGTTTTGAAAATCTTACTGGTTTGGTTGCTGTTAGTTTCAGTGATGAAAATATTGATAAGGAAGTGCAGGATTTACATATGATGCCCTTGTTATTAGGGTTGGATTTTAACGTTGACCCTATGGCAGGAATATGTGCTGTTAAGCATGATAACTGTCTTTATGTGTTTGATGAGATTATACTGACAGGAGGTGCTACTACATGGGACTTTGCGGAGGAAGTCACGAGAAGGTATGGAGTGGATCGAAGAATTATTGCTTGTCCTGATCCTACTGGTAGTGCGAGAAAGACAAGTGGGGTTGGTGTTACAGATCATACGATACTTAGAAGGTCAGGTTTTACTGTTATGAGTCCTAAATCACCTTGGAAAATTAGAGATAAAATTACTGCTGTTAATACTGCTTTGTATGATGCGAATGGAGATCGAAGAACTTTTATACATCCTCGTTGTAAAGAATTAATAAAAGCATTAAGAACTCTTACATATGCACCAAATACTGGTTTGCCTAATAAAAACTTAGGAGTTGACCATGCATTTGATGCTTTTGGTTATCTTTGTTTGCAACAATTTAACCTTGCAAAACCAGAGACATTAGGCCAGACTTCGTTTAGAATATATTAAGATACCTAATTCTTACTATGCCTTACCATACTGGGATGAAAAAAAAGAAGAAGAAAAAGAAGGGAGGTAAAAAGCGTAGTGAATGTTCCTGTAAATAAAGCTCTTTACGCTAAAGTAAAAGCCGAAGCCAAGCGTAAGTTCAAGGTATATCCTAGTGCTTATGCTAATGCGTGGCTT